AAATTTTAAGCGATTGTTTGAAGATTCAGACTTAAAAACTCGTAATGCAAATGGTCAGACTAAATCAGGGCTGTACAATCTATTTATTCCTATGGAGTGGAACATGGAGGGTTTTATTGACAGGTTTGGTATGCCGGTGTTTAGAAAACCAGAGAAAAAAATTAGAGGAGTAGATGATGAGTGGATAACAAATGGAGCTATTGATTATTGGGAGGCAGAAGTTGATTCATTAAAAAAAGATGCTGATGCGCTAAATGAATTTTATAGACAGTTTCCTAGAACCGAGTCGCATGCATTTAGGGATGAAAGTAAATCATCACTGTTTAACTTAACAAAGATATATCAGCAGATAGATTATAATGATTCATTGATAATGGAACATCATGTTACAAGAGGGAGGTTTTACTGGAAAGACGGAATCAAAGACTCAGAGGTTATATGGACTCCAGATTCCAGGGGTAGGTTTAAAGTATCGTGGACTCCTAAAAAAGGTTTAAATAATGCTAAGGTTACAAAACATGGTGTGTTCTTTCCGTCAAACGAACATATTGGCGCATTTGGATGTGACTCGTATGATATATCAGGAACAGTTCAAGGTGGAGGATCTAACGGAGCACTACATGGTTTAACCAAATACAGTATGGCGGATGCTCCAAGCAATGAGTTTTTCTTAGAGTATGTGGCTAGACCACAAACAGCAGAGATATTTTTTGAGGAAGTATTAATGGCTTGCGTATTTTATGGTATGCCTATACTTGTTGAGAACAACAAGCCTAGACTTTTGTATCACTTTAAAAACAGGGGGTATAGAGGGTTTAGTATGAACAGGCCTGACAAGCACTACACAAAATTATCGCAAACAGAGAAAGAGCTTGGAGGTATACCAAATACTTCTGAGGACATCAAGCAGTCTCATGCCGCAGCAATAGAGTCACACATAGAAAAATATGTAGGTTTAGATTTAGATGGTGGGTACAGAGCCGGAGACCAGATGGGCAGTATGTATTTTACTAGAACATTAGAAGATTGGGCTAGGTTTGATATAAGTGCGAGAACTAAGTTTGATGCTAGTATTAGCTCAGGTTTAGCTATTATGGCAAATCAAAAACATGTATATCTACCGCAGAAAAAAGAGTCAAAAATAAGTCTTAACTTTGCAACATATAATAACAAAGGAACATTAAGTGAATTAATTAGATGAAAGAGGTAAACATAAACATTTCATCAGTAGGATTCCCTAGTCAGTTTGTATCTGATGCTGAGAAAGCGACCGATGAGTTTGGGTTACAAATAGGACAAGCTATTCAATATGAATGGTTTCGTAAAGATTCTAATGGATGTCGATACTATAGTCAGTGGAGGGACTTTAACAGACTACGCCTATATGCAAGAGGCGAACAATCAATTGCAAAATATAAAAATGAATTAGCGGTAGACGGAGATTTGTCTTACTTAAATCTTGACTGGACACCTGTTCCAATTATCCCAAAGTTTGTGGACATAGTGGTTAATGGAATGTCAGATAGGCTTTTTAAAGTAAAGGCGTATGCGCAAGATGCATTGTCTCAATCAAAGAGAAGTAAATATCAAGAAATGATTGAAGGTCAAATGGCCGCCAAAGATGTTCTTGAAATAGTTCAGAAAAATACAGGGTTTGATCCTTTTATAATGAATCCAGATGAACTGCCAGCTAGTGATGAAGAGTTGTCTCTTTATATGAATCTTAATTATAAGCCTGCTATAGAGATTGCTGAAGAAGAAGCAATTGATACCATGTTTGCAGAGAATCATTATATAGATATTCGTAAACGATTAGATTACGATATGATGGTAACGGGTATGGCTGTAGCTAAGCATGAGTTTTTGCCAGGCTCTGGTGTTCAAGTTTCGTATGTAGACCCAGCTAATATAGTTTATAGCTATACTGAAGACCCTCACTTTAAAGATTGTTTTTACTGGGGTGAAATTAAAACAGTTCCTATTGCGGAGTTAATGAAGATTGACACGACTCTAACAAATGATGATTTAGAAAAAATATCTCGTTATAGCCAAAGCTGGTATAATTATTTCAATACAGCTCAATTTTACGAAAACGATATATTCTTTCGTGATACCTGTACGTTAATGTATTTTAATTATAAGACCACTCAGAAGATGGTTTATAAGAAAAAGGTTAAAGACAATGGTAATATAAGCATGATAGAAAAAGATGACGGTTTTAATCCCCCAGATGAAATGATGGAAGAGGGTAAGTTTGAAAAAGTAGAAAAAACAATTGATGTTTGGTATGATGGGGTAATGGTTATGGGTACAAACATAATTTTAAAATGGGAGCTTGCTAAGAACATGGTAAGGCCTAAGTCTGCTTCTCAACACGCCATACCTAATTACGTAGCTGTAGCACCTAGAATGTATAAGGGAGTTATTGAATCACTAGTTAGAAGAATGATTCCGTATGCTGATTTAATTCAGATGACGCATTTAAAATTACAGCAAGTTATTGCACGTACAGTACCAGATGGCGTGTATATAGATGCAGATGGTTTGAATGAGGTAGACTTAGGAACAGGCGCAGCATATAATCCAGAGGATGCACTTCGTTTATATTTTCAAACAGGTAGTGTAATTGGTAGGAGTTATACGCAAGAAGGAGATTATAATCAAGGTAAAATACCTATACAGCAGCTAACTAGCAATTCAGGCGCTTCTAAGACGCAAATGTTAATTGCTAACCTAAATCATTATTTAGACATGATACGTGCTGTAACAGGTTTAAACGAAGCCAGAGACGGCACTATGCCTAACTCTGATGCTCTAGTTGGCATACAGAAACTAGCAGCACTTAGTTCTAATACCGCTACTCGTCATATATTAGACGGAAGTCTTTACATATATAGAACGTTGGCTGAGGCTTTAACTTACAGGGTAGCGGATATTTTAGAGTATTCTGATTTTAAAGATAATTTTATAAATAAAATAGGAAGGTATAATGTAAATATACTAAATGAAATTTCTGATTTATATATTTATGACTTTGGCGTGTTTATAGAATTATCTCCAGATGAAGAACAAAAAGCAATGCTTGAGCAAAATATTCAAATGGCTTTATCTAAACAAGATATAAATTTAGAAGATGCTATTGATATTAGAGAAATAAGAAATCTTAAAATAGCAAACCAATTACTTAAGGTTAAACGTAGAGCTAAAGAAGAAGCTGACCAACAAAGAGAAATGCAAAAACAACAAGCCGTAAGTCAGCAACAAATGCAGTCACAACAAATGGCCGCACAAGTAGCAATGCAAAAAATTGAATTAGAAAATCAAGCTAAAATTCAATATAGACAAGCAGACGTAGCTTTTGAAATTGAAAAACAAAAAGCAGAAGCAGCTTTAAAAGCTGACCTAATGGAGTTAGAGTTTAATTACAATTTACAGATTCAAGGAATGAGTCAATCTCAAATTTCACAAAGAGAAACAGATAAAGAGCAAGGGAAGAGTGATAGAATAAGTCAGCAAAACACTCAGCAATCAGAGTTGATTACTCAAAGAAAAAATAATTTACCTCCTAAAACTTTTGAATCTAATGAAGATTCTTTGGATGGTTTTGACTTAGCTGAATTTAATCCTAAATAATGTGTTTAAATTTTGCGTAACTTTGTAATTAAATTAAATCGAATCAAATGGATATTAAAGTAAGAGAAGTATCGGGTGACGAAAAGTCAACTCAAGAAGTAGAACAAGAACTCCTTGATAAACATGAGGAGAAGTTTCAGTCAGATACTGAACAAGAATCAATGAAAGTTAAGGCTGTTGAGCCAGAAACAGAAGTTGAGGTTAAAGAAGAAAATACACAGGCAGAAGTTCCTGTTGAAGAGGTAGTTGAAGAACAACCTCCACAGCTCGAAGCTCAGCCTGAATTAAATGAAGACGAAGTTCTTTCATATATTGGAAAAAGATACGGTAAGGAAATTAATTCTATTGATGAATTAGTTAGTAAACGTGAGGATAGCGAACCGCTACCTAATGACGTTGCTGCTTACCTAAAGTATAAAAAAGAAACTGGACGTGGATTTGAAGATTATGCAAAATTGCAAAAAGATTTTTCAGATTTAAGTCCAGATGCTTTGCTACGTGAATATTATACAATAACTGAAGAAGGGTTAGACCCGGATGACATAAATGATATGTTAGAAGAGTTTACCATAGATGAAGAAATTCATGAATCAACAGATATTAAAAAATTAAAACTAGCAAAGAAGAAAGAAATTGCCAAAGCTAAAAAGTTTTTGCGTGAACAACAGGAACAATACAAACAGCCCCTTGAGTCAAGGGAACGTTCTGCCCCTGAAAGTAATGATGAACTTATAGAATATAGGCAATATTTAGAAACAGCACAAGCGAACCAAAATGAAGATTTAAAAAAATCTCAATGGTTTCAGAAAAAAACAAATGAAGTTTTAAATCCTGAATTTAAAGGTTTTAAATTTAACATAGGTGAAACTGATTATGTTTATTCCGTTGGTAGTTCTTCTGATATTAAAAAAGCTCATGAAACACCATTAAATTTAGTTAATAAGTTTATAGATAATAATGGGTATATAAAAGATGCAGAAGGTTATCACAAAGCTTTAGCTGTTGCGATGAATCCAGATGCTTTTGCTAAGTTCTTTTATGAACAAGGTAAATCGCAAGCAACTGATGATGTAATGCGTAAGACTAAAAATATAGATATGTCTGAACGTAATGCTCCTCAATCTGCTGCAAAATCAGGATTTCAAGTGAAAGCAGTTTCTCAGCCTTCAAGCAAAGGACTGCGAATTAAGAGTATAAAAAAAACGTAATATTAATTTAAAATAAAACAAAATGGCAGGACAAGTAAATGCAACGCCAACATTCGCGTTGACCCCGAGTTCAGAAAGAACTCCAACAGCCCAAAACTATATTGTAAATTTTGATTTCTTAAATCAGTATCTACCAGATACGTATGAAAAAGAATTTGAAAGATACGGTAATAGAACAATCTCCTCATTCCTTAGAATGGTAGGAGCAGAAATGCCTACAAACTCAGACCTTATCAAATGGGCAGAGCAAGGTAGGTTACACACGAAATATACACAAGTTGGTACAGCAGCAATTCTAAATGCTGACCAAGCTGTATTTCAAGTAAATGATGTATTAGACCCAGTAGCAGCTGAACAAGTTATTAGAGTAGGACAAACTATTGTAGTTGTTCAAAATAATGGTACAGGTGTTAATAAGGCTGTGGTAAGTGCAGTAAACAATGCCGCTGGTGGTAGAGGACAGTTCACAGCTGATTTTTATGAAGCAGGTGGTTTAGTAACTGCAGGTACTGGAGTTGGTAACGCTGACGTTACAGTATTCATTTACGGTTCAGAATTTAGAAAAGGAACAGCAGGAATGGTTGGTTCATTAGAAGCTAATGACTTCATCTTCGACAACAAGCCTATTATCATTAAAGATACTTACACAGTATCTGGTTCTGATATGGCTCAAATTGGTTGGGTTGAAATCACTACTGAAGATGGCGCAACTGGTTACCTATGGTACCTAAAGTCTGAGCACGAAACAAGATTAAGATTCGATGACTATTTAGAAACAGCAATGATTGAGGCTGTACCTGCAGAGACTAACTCTGGAGCTGCTGCTATCTTAGGTAGTGCCGCTGGTGCTGCTGACCCAGGAGCTGGTTCAGATGGTATATTCTACGTAGTAGGATTAAGAGGAAATGTTTGGGATGGTGGAAATCCAGTAGCCCTAGCAGACTTCGATTCTATAATCAGTAG